GAGACTGTCGCTTCCTCGACGACGTCGCTGCGTGAGCGTTTCTTAAGTATGGTGAAGGTTTTTCTTTGCTTAAAGTCGAACCGTATTACGTCAATGACATGAGATTTATAGCCTTTGTAAATCATCCCATTATCGCCGTCGGCGTATACCGTGTCGTACTCAAATTGCACGTCCAGTTTATCGCCCCTGTCTATGATGGATAGGTCTAGTGATAGAGGAACGGTAGCGCTATATCCGACTTCTGCAGTAAACCCTTTAGCGTTGATCCGCTCACCGCATTTTGGGCAATAGAACTCATCTGATTCCCGGCAAGGCACTATCCCGAACCCATTAGATTCCATTGGCCAAAGATTAGCGAAGGAGTGTTCGCAAGCTACATGGTAATAACTTGCAGGGTTAAAGGGTGATACTTGATTGCGCCGCACTAGGTCGTACAGCCTTTGTACTTGTAGATTGAATAAGACCTTCATGAGGCGATATCCTTTCTCTTATAACAAATCGTCTAAATCATCATCTTCAGGAGTTTCCTCAACTACTGGAGCTTCTACTTCTTTCTTTTTAGTAGTACGTTTACGTTTTGGCTTTTCAGCAGGCTGCTCTTCTACCACTGGCGCAGTTTCAGGTTCTTCCACCTTAGGAGCTTCTGCTTTCTTGCCGTTTAATATCTTAAGAGCGAGGTCGCAAGCAGCAATACATCCTTCGCAGTATGCCATAGCCGTGTCTTTACGTTCACTAGCCGGGGCATCTTTTACGAGTTCATATAAGCCGTCGATTGCTTCGCGTTGTTGTTGAATTTGTTGTTTTGAGAGTTTCATAAGAATTGTCCTCCTAATCCTTCATGTAGTAAGGGTTCTCAAACCCTGCTGCGTTTAATATGAGCCCTTCATTCCAGGGTTCAGGTTCACACATTATATCTATTACTTCTTCTAAACTGCCTTCGCCTATTGGCGCTTCGATAACCACTTCGTCGTGGATGTGGGCTACAATCTTGTACCCTGCTTTAGAAAGTCGTAACATTGATGCGGCTAAGCAATCTCTTGCTACGGCCTGTACAATGTTTTCGACGAGCTTTCCGGCGTAAGTTTCAACTCTGCCCCATGTATTCTTAACCTGATCCATACCGTCATACTCAATCGATTCACTGCCGAATCGGTTAAGCCCGAGTCTAGGTCTTGCGTAGGCAAGTCTTCGACCGGATGGTAATTCAATGAACAGGAAGCCTTTCGATTTAAAGAATTTAATATTGCCTTGTCTAATTCGTACGGGTTCTCCTGTTCTCACTACTTGCTTTGCTGCGCTGTCTGCATCCTTCCAAAATCTCGTAATTCGTGGGCTAGCTTGTCGCCACGCTTCGATGATTCCAGGGAGTTCGCTTTCTGGAATCTCACCTTTTGTGTCCATCGCTTTCATAGCTCCTACACCGCCACCATAGCCGAGTGCTAATTCAGCTACCTTGCCTTTTTGGCGAAGGTGTCCATTTACACCGTGTTTCTCAACTGGTACGTGGAACATGCTTGATGCGGAAGCGCAATAGATGTCTCCGCCTTGAGCGAATACATCTTGGCGCCACTGCTCGTGAGCAAGCCAGGCGATAACACGGGCTTCAATAGCACTAAAGTCAGCTACAATAAATCGGTGCCCATCCTCTGCTACAAGAGCAGTACGGATAAGTTGCTTAATCACATCGCCAGGGTTTCCGAAGAGTAGGTCTAGCATTTCTACATCTCTACTTTTAAGTACTTCCCGAGCGGTGTCTAAATCTTCTAGGTAGTTACGCGGTAGGTTTTGTAGTTGTACTACACGACCCGCCCATCGTCCACTACGCATAGCTCCGTAGAATTGAAGCATGCCGTGGATACGACCATCTGAACACACAGCGTTTTTCATGGCCAAGTATTTTTTGATGGAGGAGTTACCGAGCACCTGTCTATTTTGCAGTACCTTGCGAACATCAGAGGGGATATCCTGCGTCAAGAGGTTTGATACATCGTCTTTTCTCATTGTTTCTAGATCATATCCTAGTCTTGCCGTCAGCCACTCTTTAAGTTGCATCGTACTGTTCGGATTCTCTAATCCGGTTAATATCTTGGATGACTCGGTAGCCTCCGCCACAATTTCGTCGTTACAAGCAAGCGCTGCATCGACGAGCTCCATATCTACTTTCACGCCTCGCCAGTTGATATCCTGGTCTAATAACCAGTACTCGTGCTCGATAGCCGGGGGCTTTAATGAAAGTAAACGTTTACGAATTGCCTTTTCTACTACCACGTCCTGTCGGTTATACTCAATGTATTCCGCCCATTTCTCAGGCGCATCCTCGGGCATATTACGTGTCTTAGGATTTGTCTTAGTAGGCTTACGTGGTACAGAGAAGAATTGAATTAAGCGTTTACCTCTTGCGTCTTTGGCTTCTCCTAATCGGAGAGCCTTAGACACATTATCGAGGCTTGCAGGTAAACTGCAGTATAACGCGAGTACTGATGTACATTCCCAGTTTGTGTAATCCGCATCAGGGAAGTACTTTTTTAGACAAAGCATTTCGAATGCTGCGTTGAATGCGGTCTTTGTAATTTTCTTGTTATATAAGGCATCCACTACCCTTTCAGGTAGTGGATCCTTTGTCATATCAATTACTTCGACCGGTTCGTCGTCGAAGCTGTAGGCAAAGAGCAGTATTTCAAATGTTGTATCATCAACGTATCGCTGGGCCCCATATTTAATAGGGCAGTCAGAATACGTTTCCACATCAATACTGAGCTCCATATTTTCCTCCTTAGATGAATTCGTCATCGTCCATATCGCCTAAATCGTCGTCGCCGAAGTCATTAGCAGATACGTGAACGCCACCGAGGCGGTCACCATCTTTAACTTTACGAACACCATTTAGACCAAAGCCTACGCCTTTCTTACCGTTGAAGTTGTAAGCGAACACAGAAAGTGCTACCTGCGCGTATACACCAGAGTAGATTTCTTCTTCAATGTCGAATTGGTCCATCTTGATTTTGTCCCGAGTGAATACGATAGGTTGTTTATCGCTATTCGCATTAATGAAGAATTTACCAGCGTATGTTTCAGGTTGGTCAGCTACTGCTTCGTCTGTATCGCCATCGCGTAAGTTCAATTTAAGGTATGCTGCTTTGCCTTCTACCTTAGCAACTGCTTTTGGATCCGCTTTGAGTTCTTCAATCGCACGTTCAAATGCTTTGATAGTCTTCTTATCTGTTTTGTCGATAATGATTTGAGAGCTATATTTTGCTTTGCCGTCGTCGTTTTTACGAGGTTGAGCAATATTCGCGTAGGAAAGTCTTACGATACCAGTTGTTAATTTAGCCATTGTTACGGTCTCCTTATTTCTTAAATGGGTTACAGTCATGTTCGAACCCTATTACTGTATTAAATAATTCTTCTAATTCATCTTCGATATCAGAACGTTCATCATCAAGCCGGTTCCACTCATCATCCTCTAACCAGGGATACTCATAGGGCCCCGACTCTTCTTCTGTTTGATATCGAAGTTCTATTGCATCGCACCTTGCGTCAACTGTGCAGTAGCGAGTGTGTAAGCTAGTAGCATATGCAATAGTAATTTGGTAGAGCTCATCGAGGTAGTGCCCTCGCTCATGAAGCTCTTTGGCAATTGCTTTTACAGTCACGACGCGCATGTTACACCTCGTCTGTAAATTCATTAGCCATAGATTCTACGGTATTGATTGCTGGGCGTTTATCCGACTCAGGGACTAACGTAGGCTTGCCTTCAGGCTTGTCGATATACGCTTCTAGGTATTCGGCAACGCCTTTTTTACCAAGAACTTTTTGTAGGTTAGTGATACCTTCGAGTTCTCGAGGCTTGAAGATTTCCTCTTCCTTGTAACCATTGTCGAGTAATGTTTTAGCTGCAGCGTCAGGATCCGTAATTGTACGTCTTGATGTACCTTCCACTAATTTATACCCAGGCCATTGCTTTTCACCCGATAAGGCTTTCTCATATGCAAAGTCGTAAACACCTTTAATCCACTTTGTGATTAAATCTTTCATCGCCAGGATGTCAGATACTTCACGGTCAGTGAGTAATTGATTGAGCTTGCCTCCATTCTTATAGAATGTATCAAGGCAAGTATCTGCTAATGCTCGGCAGGTGTGCCGTGCTTTACAGAAGTTACAGTAGTCGCAAGGTGTACATTCGCCGATACCGTCCCAGGCACGTTGTGCGATTGGTTTGATATCTTCGCCCCAATCAAGAAGTTCTTCAAGTGACATTTCGTCGGTAGACACACTATCGAGTCTTGGTTGAACGATCGTCATACGAACTGTTTTAATGTCATATAGGAATTCGTTTACATCGTAAGCACCTAATGCGTAGAGTCGCATTTGTGTGTTTTCAACGGCGCTAACAGGAACGCCCTTGCCGTACTTCAGGTCGATTACTTCCAGGATGCCGTCAGCTACGATTACCATATCGCCGGTACCAAAGCCCTCAGGTACCCATCTAGAAAAGTCGAGCCGTGCTTCAATCATGGCTTCCGCATCAGAGGAACGAGCACGGGCTTCGTTTACCTTCTCTTCGCAAATATCGACATACCGATTAACCGCTTCTACCATTTCAGTAGAGTAGTCATCTAGCTTAGGGGCTTTTTTGCCTTCAAGCTTATGCCGGAGAATTGCTTCCGCCAGGTCGTGCGCAACAGTACCCTCTGCAGCATACGGAGATTGTTCATCAGGGAACATCGCTTCTAGTCTTGCTGAAGGAGTACATACTAACCACCTGGCGCTACTTGATGCACCGAGTAATGCGTGTTTCTTAGCCACGACTATTCACCCATTCCATAATTTGAATACGTTGTTCATCGGTAGCAGATGTTACCTTTTCAGCGCCGATGCTATCTAAGAAGGCTTTGAATTCGCCTTTAGCTTTCGTTTTATCAGTAGCTTTTGCCATTACGTCTTTTACTGCTTCACGAGTTGCTTCAAGGCTAGGTACTGCTTTTTCAGGTTCCACTGTTGGAGCTGGTTCTTCTTCCTTAGGAGCAGTTGCTTCTTCTTTAACCGGTTCAGCTTTAGGAGCAGGAGTTTCTACTTTTGGGGCTTCCTTCTTAGCCGGCTTAACGTCATTAGTTGTCCAGTTTTCTACTTCTTTAACTGAAGTACCTACAATAGATTGATATAGGTCTTTCACTTCTTGTTCTAATTCAACTGCTGTATCTACTGTGATTTTTAACTCGATCATTGTTCTGTTTCCTTTCGGTTTAACTATGTGATATACTTTAAATGGATATTTTTCTATGTGCCCTTTACGCATTGCCGTGCGTTGGGGCATTTTTTTTGTGCCTACCTGTTCGCATTTATCAGGAATGCAGTAGTCTTTATCAGGGCACGTTGTACAGTCTCGCAATTTAATCACCTCCTTATCCGTGCTTAAGAGTTAACTTGGCCTGCATCCGGAATCGATTAACGATTGGATGTATTTCCTTACAGCTATCACACACGATACGTGGATCACCGGTTAAGTAAGACCAATTCGTATATGGGTTTTTGATTTTCTTATTGCTTACTTTGCAGACTTTATCTTTTGCCA